ATGCTTTACTGCACATTCCAGGCATGTATTAAGTGTTTCTTTTCTAGTACTCATCTTCGTACGTCTCCGGGGTCATATTAGCACTTTCTATCTTTAACTGTTCGTAATGTTCGTCACGATACCTATCTGTCTTTTCACGCTCTTTTTTTTCTAGTTTTATTCTGGCCTGGGCGCTATGAAAACATATCTGTGTGATGTATGAAAACGGTGAAAATCCAAGATTAAGATTAAATTTCTTCTTATAGATTGCTGTGTATGCCTTGAGAAATGCATCCTCGGCCATTTCGTCGCGATATGTGTAGTTACAGAATCTTCCCGATGTCATGAGACGGTCGGCTATCTTGCGTATATTGAGCGCCAGTTCATCAGTCATAATATCTGTCTTGTAATAGTCTTCAATCTGCTTTCTAAGTTCGTCCTTGTCTACGTAATTGATTGTTTTATTTGCTATCTTGGCAGCTTTTCGCTCTTCCACCCTGCGACGTTTTTCTTCATCATCTAAATCGAATGCATTTTCCTCTTCGTCGAATACAGAAAGCTCCTCCTGGTCTACGCTTGAGCCTCCGTCTTTTCCTAATATAATTGAGGATGGCCGTGGGCCATCCTCCTGTGAATAAGAGTCCTCTTCCTCGTCGGGCTGAGGCTCTTCTTCCTCTTCCTCGGGCTCTTCTTCCTCCTCTTCTTCCTCTTCCGGTTGTTCCTCTTCTTCTTCTTCATCTGGGTCTGGACCGGTTAATCGGTCATCGAGTTGGTTGCTCCCTAAACTCTTTGTTTGCACACGTGAAGTGTTCGTTTTCATATATTTTTCTCCGTTCGATATAATGTTTTTCCCCATACTTCAGGCAATCGTGAATGTCAAACAGAACTACCCTGCTCTTATTTTCCATCATTCTTACACCACGTCCGATAGACTGAATTATGGAAACCCTGGTTTTCCATGCGTTCGCAAACATTAGATAATGTATATTTTTTATGTTTACTCCGGTGGAAAAAATCTTTGTTATGGCAATGCAAACCACATCATTATTGGATTCCATGAGCGATTTGATATGCTCTCTGTCGTCTTCTTCTACCTCCCCATTGATAAATGTAACGTGTTTTGTTGGGGCGGCTTTTGAAATCAGCTCTTTTAATATTTCACCGTGTTCTATACGGTCAACCAGGATAAGGATATTCCTTGGCGTACCGGCTGCTATCCTGGTTATTACGGTATTTCTAAAGTTAGATGAATAGAGAAACTCACTCTCTATCCTGAAATTATCCAACATTGAAGTTGATGAATCGAGTGTGGTATATTGCGGATGGTTTAGGTAATGAAGGTCAATGAATTGAACAAAAACATCGGTGATTCGCCCTTCTTTAACCAGCTTGTCGCGCTCTACAATCTGTCTAACCGGACCAACCAAACCCAACACGGTCCATTCATCTATCTTGTCGTTCGGGAGTGTTCCCGTAAAACCAAAAGTGTGTTTTGTCTTGATGTAATCGAACATATCAGTGATGTTGTTTCCGCTCTTACACTGATGAACTTCATCGATGAACAGCGCGTAAACCGAATCGAAGTACTTCTTCATCATCCTATTTTCAGGAAGCTTCAACCGTAATCGTTCGATTTCCTCTGCCGCTTCTTTAGATGCGGTCACACTCTTCTTATCAGTCTTACCAGCTAAAGCTGTCATCAAATTTCTTAACTTGATGATTTCCTTGTCCAAATTTTTAAGTTGGGTGCAAAGTATGGAATTTCCGGCTATTACAACAGAAGTTTCGGTGAATTTATTTTCGCCGGTCCACATTGAAACTTTAGAGCTATCCATTCCGTAGTCATTTACGAAGTCAGAATAGAACTGCGATACTAGATGTGTAAGTGTGACAACGAGAATCTTTGCGTCCGGCTTGCGCTGTAATATGTTCGCAATGGCCGTCGCAATTGTCAATGTCTTACCAGCGGATGTAGGATAAACAAAAACCCCATTACCTTTATCCAGAACCGTTTCAACTCCTATTTTTTGATAATCACGCAATGCCAACTTCAACTCGAAAATGTTCTCACCTTTGTGATAATCAAAATCAAACCTAGAATTATAAGCTTCTTTGAATTTATCAGTGGTTTCAACTGTATATTCAATTTTCCGGTCAACTAACCATTTGAAGATATCTCCGGTTAGACCGATATCATAACGCCCGGTTGGCGTGATTGCATACTTGGAAAGTGGTATATGAACATTACCAAATCTTCTCATGGCTTTAGCCTGTGGATTTGGTACTGAATAATGGTCCCGAATCATGGCAAACAACCTGTTTCCACATTTAATAACGGCCTTACGTCGACCCATATCGTAATCGAGACGGATGTACTCAAACATTACATATTCTCCAATTTTGTCATATCCACCATGCAACGAATTTCTTCGTTTATGTACCGGATGTGTTTATTGACGATGTCATCGATTGCTTGGAGGATTTCCTCATACAGCGCGACACGCTCTTCGATAGCCGCAAGTCTTGGATAATTGCCAGATGAAATTGCCTTGGCTGCACTTGCGGTTGACATTTCAACCTTGCTATTCTTTTTGATTTCCTTGACTACATTGTTGAATTCGTCCTCTCTCATCGCTTTGGCTTCGGAGAGCTCGCGACGATAAAACTGCAACCGGCTAATCCACTTTTGCTTGATTTGTGGAATCTGCATGACCTTATCGCCCAAGGTTGCGTATGTCACCTTGCAGTCTTCGGCATACTCATCCTCAAGTTGATTTATGGTATTTGCTAATTGGACGTTACAATCAAAATATTTCTTAGACATAATATTAATGCCTCTCGTTCCATTTTGCGAGTGCTTGATTAATCAAATCCTCGCGGATGTCATCTGGTATCTTGGTAAAACTTCCAATGCCCCGGCCGTAGTCTATCTTCCATTCGCTAAACACCTGAGGACCGTGTACATGACACTTTGAGCACTGACCCGAAAGCGCGAAACGCTTTTCATGAACACCCTCAGTACAGGCCTTTAGAAAAATCTTTTTACATCCACAAAACGGGCATTTCTCCGCGCCTTCAAGAATCATTCTAGCCATTTTTCATTCCTCCATGCTTCTTCAAATACTCGTTCCAGTATAGAGCCATTTTGCAAACATCCAGACCATCCTCATAGCACATCCTTGCTCTGTAAAGGCAACTGAATCCGGATGTGGTGGATTGGCCTCCTTCTTCCACGCCTCGTATGCCTCGTCCCAGTCTGAAAAACGCTCATGGTTGAACTTTTTGTTAGAACTTTCACGGCCTACCTCCATCTTTTTCAAGTGATTGTTCCAGTCCTTGACTGCTTCCTCTGGAGTGTCATACCAGTTATTGAAAGTCTTTCCTGTGTCAGACTCGTATGGCTCAATCGGGCATCCCTCGCTATCATGCCCAATCATAAATCGAAGTCCGCTCCATGGGTTTTGCAAATACTCTTCACTGTCCTGGTCTTTCCAATTCCCCTCATCATCAGAAAAAACAATCGTAGGCTTCTTCTCGCAGAAAGGGCAGGGAATGAAATCCTGTTCAACATTACGAAGGTAATCAAGTGTGTACTTACTCTTCATTTTAGTTAACTCCTTTTGTTTTCTCGATAAGTTCCTCTGCCTCGGCGAGAAGCTCGCAGTCTTCGACGTGACAAAAATCGTCGATACGACAGTCTGCACACACCGTCATGTTCGGACATAAGGATTGAACTATGCTATAAACTTCATCACCAAAACGCTCGTATAGAGCGTTTAAAACAACGGTAAGCTGTCTATTGTTTGGAATATCGCAATTGTTGCAATCTTCGTTACAAAAATATTTTGCCATGTCGTAATCCTTTTATCTCTGCAACCCGAATTTATCCATAAGGTCACCGAATACATTTGGTGCATGATTATATAAAATCTTCAGAATAGTACGGGCGAGTTCCTGTATTTCCCACTGGGCGTCGGGGGCAGCACGAAGTTCTATTATATGCCTCCATTCCGAAAAGTTGGTTGACATGCAGATTGTTGTAGTACACGCATTCGGGAGAACAAACCTGGCGTCCTCTTTTAAAACTCCACACTTAAGGAGGTCGTTATAATAACCCCAAATTGTATTCATAGCGTCTGTATACAACTGTACGCACCCCTTTTCTTTTACCGTTTTTGGAATTACGAAGTCTGGTGATTTTTCTTCAACGTAACGCTGACTGCGTTGGGAATATGTAGCAAGCCTATGCCTTACGAGCTGGTGTGATAGCGCTCGTGAAACTCCGCTTATCTTGAATGTTGCCTTTGCGTGCTCAAGCAGTGATAGATGCCCGCGTTTGACAATCCCTTGAATGAACTTTCCGCGAGATTCGGGATTTTCGCGTGGTTTTGTGTTGTAACATTCATGCGCACACTTGTCGATGAGTTCTTCGGGTGAACTGGTAATATCAAGAATTTCTACGTTCATAGGTACAATCCAATCTTTATTAAGATTATACCATGAACTTATGATAAAGTCAATGGTTTCTTTTTATTATTGGCGGAAAAGTATTGTTTTGGTTCTTTTTCTTCTTTTTGCCCGGAACGGTACCAGCCCCGAGTAAAACTGGTTTTCTAGAATCTTCGGGTGCGTAGATATCGTCAGATTGTACGGTCGTTCCGGTTTCTCCAATTCCAACGTCTGTGGTATCACATTCGTTTAACACATTTGATATAATTTCAGATAATTCGTTATGTTTTATACTCATTTTTCAAACACCTGCATTCACAAATTAATATACGCGCTCGCGCACACGCACGCGCATGGGATAATCTTGGGATTCCCTTGGTATATAGTTTATGAGTTAATCTCACTTCAAACCTATTTACTAAAACTTAGGTATACTACCTAAGTTAGGGGTAACCCTTTTGGTATAACATACCTTCTCCCTCCCAGGGTATATATAATTACACCCTTTACAGGGTTATTAGGGTATGGGGAAGAAGGGGGAAAAATGAGTAAACCTGGGGTTGCAGAGATTTTCGACCAGCTTAAATAAATTTGAAGTGAAAAAAATCGCAAAAAAGAAACCTAAACGGGTAAACAAGGCCAAGGAAGCCAAGAAAAACATCAGGAAGATGTACGACGAATGGACCGAAAAGGTCAAAGAACGGGACGGCTGGGTTTGCCAATTGTGTGGGGCTAAGAATCACGAACCGGGCAAGACCGGTAAGCCCACGGTATTGAATGCTCATCATATCATAGCCAGGGATAACAAGCAATTCCCAGAACTGAGGTTCGACGTTGAAAATGGGATAACCTTGTGTGCTGGGTGCCACCGGTTTTCCCGTAACGGACCACATCATGGGACGATTATCTTTTCTGAGTGGTTGAGGCGGAAATTTCCGGACAGATACCAGTACTTGGTAAACAAAGTCTTTACAAACAGCGAAAGCTGTGATATCATGGAGGCATGAATATGAAATATAAAATTTACAGGTTCAATGATGTTTTCGACGATATAATCGAAAAAATGCTGATAGAGACGGATAATCTTGGAATATCCTTGGTTTCTGAGAAATCGGAAAATAAAACATCTATTACCCTCTGGAGGGACGCCAAGCTTTGGAAGGGACTTTTGGTGTGGGCGACCATACAGGTCGTACAGGAAAAGTTTGGGTTGAGACCATGCCAGGAAAAAACGGGGGCGATGTCGTTTGACAATGATGTTTTGGTTTTTGATGGTGGTTTGTTTGATATCCTTACCAAGTTTGAGTTTGTGGATAATAAGGGCAAGATTATTACTCAAAAGTTGGTTCGTGAGGTAATTACGATTTTGAAACGGTTGACCAAGTGTTATCCATCGGTTATACTTCAACTTCCGTCCGGTGTATATGATGACATCGACATTGCGGAGTATGTTGAATCTAAGAAACTTGATTATAAACCGAACAACCTTAGAGAACTAGCAAAACTGAAAAAGGACAATGGAATCAAAGACTAAATAACCACAGGAAGTAGCGCTATGAGAAAATTTGATAAGATTTACCAAGAACGGATGAAAATGTATGGGGTGGTTGTAGAACAGGACCAACAGCAACAACAGGGTCAACCGCAACAACAGGCTCAGCAACAGGGACAGCCGCAACAGACTGCGGTTCAACCGGGTCAGCAACAAGCGGCACAACAGCAGCAATCCGGTCAGACCCAGCAAGTGCAGGCAGCGGTTCAGCCTGGTCAGCAACAGCAATCGACCCAGGGTCAACAAAACGCAAACCAGGCCAACAAATTTGCTGCGATGTATAACGATTCGAAGTATCAGGGGCTCATGGATGCCGTATACAATGCGTACAACAACCCAAATGAGGCTAGTAATCTCGATGAACAGGGTCAGAAGATATTGAACACTATCCAGAATCCAAACGAACAAAACAAGGTGGAAGCCGCACAGTTTCTAGAGTTCATGAAGAATAAGTCGGCTCAGGGTCAGCAGTCTCAGCAACCTCAGCAACAGCAACAAGTTCAATCTACTCATCCCCAGCAATAGGAAAAGACCATGATTTACCGAGAGTTTGATAAGGTGGTTGAACAGTATCTGGCCGAGGACGATATGGGCGCCCCCGGTGGTGCGCCTCCACCTCCTCCCGGTGGCGGAGACATGGGTGGTGGAATGGGTGGCCTCAGTGGAGCGCCCGGTGGCGGAGCGCCAGCTGAACCTAAGCCAACTGGTGAAATTTGTGACTTGAAGTATACGTTTTACGTGTCCATTCTTGTCGAAGTTTACAATCTGAAGATGGGTGGCGACAAGTTCCGTCGCAAGGTTCTGACGATGGAGAAATACATTGGCGGACTCGATGATATCGATACAATCGAAAAAGCCAATGACATGATTTCGCTCATCAAGCGCTATTTCATATCGTCTTTGAAGTGGAAGACAATCAAGGAAGATGTGAAGAAGATGAAGCCGGAGTTCAAGGCCAAACTGGCTGAATCCGATAAGAACAAGGCGATAAGTGTGGTTAGGCCGGATGACGAGTTTAAGATTGATTTGGCCAGGTTGTTCTATGCAATTATTGGGTTTAATTCCAAGTCAAAACAGGTTACTCTTCCTGGTAAGAACGAAATCAACTATGGTGTGTCACAGGGAATGAGAGTGACATTTGATAACGCCAAGACTGTATTCGATGACATCAAAGAAAAGGTTGATTCTAAAGAAGTTGAGACTGGTGATGTTTCTGACGGCGAACGCTAGTTGACATTGGTAAATTAGGATTTAAATATCTGCATGAAAATAGCAGTTTGTGGAACACCTTCAGTCGGTAAAACTAGGTTTGTAGAGAACTTTGTAAAGCAGTGGCCCGGGTATAAAATTACCAACCGTAAACCGGAAGATTCTAAGTTGTATGTACCAGAGTCGAGGGCTGACCTTCACTCTCTTGATAAGATTTTTCAGGAGAAGGTAGATGAGGCGATGTTTTATGAGGGTAAGGCCGATGTGCTTCACGACGGTTGTCTTGTTGACGCCCTGGCTCACATATTCATGTTTTTCCTAGTTAATGATAATGCAGACCGAGAGATTCTAAAGAAGTACGAAGCTCTGTTCAATACTGCCATAAGTTTCTACGATATAATATTCTACATATCATTTAACAATAAGGTGAACCAGGAAGCTAATGGTGACCAGGAAATGACCAAAGATGAATTTCTTTTTTATACTGGTCTCGATAATGTATACGGTTCAATAATAGACGAGTATAACGACGGAAACGTGACACTCTTTCCATTCGACAAAAAAGAAGGTTGTCCCCCGCTGATAGAGCTTGCTGGTAGCGATTCCGAGCGTATAAAAATGGCCACACTTTATGTCAACAAGGACGGAAGTGCATACGGCAAGGAAGATTCTCTAATAGCGGATTTCTTGGGTGCCGGTAAGAAACCGAGACCCGGTTTCCGTTCCTAAAACTAAATAATTACAGCAGAGGCTTGAAGATGAACATTTACGAGAAGAAATTTTTTGCAGCATTAGACAAGGTTATTGCAGAAGCAACAATTAAGGCCCCAGACCCAACGGTTTCTGGACCAGATATATCCGGGGTGGACCAGGTTACTGATATGCCGCCAGAGCTTAATGATGAAACCCGTAATTCAGATATAAATGCGCGAAATAGCGATTTGACACAGGATAGTATTGATAAACTCGGTCAAGAAGAACAGAGTCGAGTTGATATGCAAAATGACGGCGGAACAGATAAGAATATAGTGAAAGAACTAGAAAGAATTGGTAGGGTAATTCAAGGTTATAAGGACCAGCTAAGTGACATCCTTAACAACATAATAAAAAGTGTTAACGAAGCGGCAAGTGACAAGTGTGCTGGTAAATATCAAAGTTTGGTTACAGATTTAAATCTTAGTGATGATGCCGATAAAATTATAAATTGCCAGACTTTGGCGAACGGCGTTCTCTCGCATCTTATTCAAGCCCTCACGGTTGGAGTCGGTGAAAAGGTAGCAAATGCACAACAGAAAGAAGCTGCACGAAGATAATTAGACCAAAACCGACCCACGGTGCGCCGTGGGTTTTTTTTTGTTTGACAATAGATAAAATTTACCCTAAGTACCCTTGAGGGATTATAATATGACACAAAGGGAAATTAAGAAGCAGCTTTTAAAGGAACACCCCGAAATGGCCGAAATGGCCGCAGATTTGGACGCCGACAAGGTTGGTGGAAAACCTACAATAGACCTAGATGACGGTGCATACGAAGACCCGATGAGTGACACATTTGAAATCGACCAAATGATGAATGACCTCATTCTAGCCGAGTATGTAGACGAAAAGGACGGCGAACTCAAGCGTGGTGGAATTTATCTTCCGAATGCAGTTTCTACGACAAAGGCATGGAGAACAGCTAAGGTTGTGAAGGTTGGACCCAAGGCTCCGTCATCAATTCAACCTGGGACTTATATTCGGTTTCCGTCTGACCGTGGACTTCCTACAATACAGGGCAAGCATAAGTATATTTTCTTGAATGCCGACCGGGTATTCTGCACTCTTCGTAAGAAAGCGTAAAGATGGCGCTACCACCTGTACAATCTACCCCGAATGATACTGCACCAGATGCTGCAAGTGATGTAATCGCGTCGTTAGACGCTATACGTTATTGGTCTGGTGGTCACGCAAGAATACCAAGCGGTAAAGCCTGCATTCCACTATTGAGTCATTGCGTTTTGGAATTGGAATTTACTCGTGATTTCGAACCCGTTAGATACAAAAGCATTCCATATATTAAACGAATGACAGCTGGTAGGCATAATTCATATAGTGTTATGAACGTTGGTACTAAAACCCAATTTAGAGATACTAGACCACGGTCTTCTTTGGGAGTATATGTTAATCCATCCTGGTTGGGTGCAAAACGTAGGGTTATTTTAGCAACCCGTGATTTTAGCTTATTGGAAAGTATGCTTGGTTCTGTCGGATTACATTACTCTTCGGGTGGTAAGCGTAAAGGAAATTCCCATGATTTAATGCTTAGGCTGCGTCCTAAGCCAAATCAAATTCGGGTATTTGACATCGTATGGCAAGACTGGCGTATTGTAGATTTCAACAATCCTGTTATAGTTAGGTCTGTAATTCCAACGTCAATTTTACCTTACGATGACCCTAACGGGGTCAAGGAAAGCACCAGACAGGCTATCAGAGACCAGCATGAGATTTTCCGGCGTGTATTTTTAGACGAGGACACCGGTTTTCTAGTAAACACTTCTGATATTGACCGATTGGCATACATGGATAACCGGCTACATCCTAATTTTAGGCGTCGCGAAGAAATGGCTAGACGGTCGGTTCTAATCGAACACGAAAACGAACGCCGTGAAGATAGAGCGAGAAAATACAGAGACCTCGAAACCCAGCTCAGGACTTATGAGACAGCACCAGGATTTACAAAAGAAGACGCTCTTCGGCGTATACGTGAACTTCGGGAACAAGCCTCGGTCATGGGTAGTGAAAGTGCAGAATTTTCAGATTTTATACGTCGTTTGAAGGAATTCGGACGAGGAAAGGGTGTTGCTGATATTGACCTAAATGATTTATAGGAACCACATGGTTCTGGATGAGGTTTTACCTGATAATTTCCAGAAAAATATAACAATTAGTGTAGACGACAAGACTGTGTATTCAGGTCGTTTAATCCTGTTCAAGCACAAGACGTATTATTACCAGATGCTCATAAACAAGGAGAAGGGGAAAAGAAGTACGGTTCTTATTCCATATCCATTCGCGGTTGAAATATGTGATGATGGTACTATTATGCTTGATTATCGGAATGAAACGCTGGCTGAGGGCGACAAAATTATCATAAATAGCATTAACAGGATGCGAAAACCTAGTAAAAGTGTTTTTTATAACAATATTGCCAAACTTGTCTTACAATGAATACATATACCTACCACAGCGAGATACGAATTATCCTTACGGCACTTGAGACGGCGTTTGCCGGTGTTATACTCAAGCGAACGAATGCCAACCTGGGTAAGGAAACGATTGATAATATTGCTGTTCCGGTAAAGTATGGTACGAAGCAGCGCGTTTTACATGACCTGATAAACACATCACAGCATATCAAGCTTCCGATTTTTACATTTAGCCTAAGGTCGATAACTTATGATGCTGAACGAGCGTTCAATAAGCTGGATGGGTTTTATACGTCCAAGGACATAGGGCTGCCGGTTCAGAAGTATCCCCAGCCGATGCCAGTTTCGATGTCGATTGATACGTCATTCCTTTCGCGTTTTCAAGGCGACTGCGACCAATACATAACAAACCTGTTTATCAACGCCCAACCGTATTTCATCATTAGCTACAAGCACCCTGATGTCAACATTGAGGTTAGATGTAAGGTCATATGGGATGGCAATATCAATTTGAATTATCCAACTGATTTGGATGCCACAAAGGCTTACAGAACCGAGGTTGACGCAAGTTTCAAGGTTGAGGGTTGGATATACAAGAACACAAACGCTAAGTCTGGTTTGATTTATAACATTCCGCTTAATTTCACGTCACTTAGCGAATTGAGTGAGAACTACTACATCATGAAGGACCAGGAATCAGCCCCTGATAGGACAGACAACCTGGTGGTATCTGGTAGACCGGTTGTTCGTGGGTCTGATGTCGATACGTTGTTCTCTTATACGAGTGGAAACGAGTTGGTTATAGATGGTAACCAACTTGATACTGTAACCGGAATTGTTTTGACTGGAGCCGAACACGTATTCGATGAAGAGATGTATGATGTTTATGATTTCTACAGTCAAGACCACACATTGTCTGCGACGTGTCCAGAGGTTACCGGTGTTACTGCTGATTTTGAAATTGTAAATCCTACACATATCAGGATAGAGTTACCAGAGTTCACGACGAGCGGAAGTTTTGATGTAGTTGCACTTGGTCGATATGGAATGGGATGGCTATCCCGTGACAGCTATAGGGATTACATGACGGAGCAGTTGCCGGTGACTGGCGGAATACGGGTTTTGTAACCTAAATATTACAGAGGTTTACGATGGCAGTAGGATTCAACAGGTTAAACAACTATAATAATGGAACATCGGGATTTGCGACCCGTGTATTGAGCAAGCTTCCGTGGGGTTTGCAGACCCTTGACGACCTTACTGAGCTTAATCCCAAGTATGAAATTTTCTCCAAGTTGATGCCTGACCGGGACACTCGCCTTGCCAAGATGTCCGTGTTCAACACACCGTATTCCTTTTACGACCAAGAGGACGGACTGATTACCGGAGACCGTCGATTCCAGATGTACATGTACTCTAACCTGGACTTCGACAAATACCGCCGCCTCAGCGAATATCGCCAGATGTCTTACTTTTCCACTGTCGCTGACTGCCTGGATGAGATTTCCGATGAACTCCTATTCGAAAAAGACAAGTGCTATGTAAAGTTAAACCTTGACGGCATTGACGACAAGCTCAAGGTCGACGAGCTTCAGAATGAATGGAAGAACTTCGTGGATATATTCGAGTTCGCAGACAAGGGATGGGAAAGGTTTCGTAGATTCCTAATTGAGGGTGAGCTTTATTTTGAGAACACAATCAGCAAGAGCCACCCGGAAGCCGGAATCCTTGGGCTGGTTGAAATTCCGGCCGAGTTGATTTCACCGATTTATGCCAATGTACAGAACACCATAATCGACAATTTTATCCTTCGTAGACCGATTATCGACAAGCAGACACAGCAAGTCGAGGCCGAGGATATAATCGCCATGGACAAGGACCAAATTACCTACATTTGGTCTGGTTTACGGGATGACAGCGGAACAATCGTATTGCCGTACCTTGAGAATGCCAGACGCCCGTATAAGCAGTTGTCAATGATGGAAGACTGCCTTATCATCTATCGTATGGCCAGGTCCCCAGAAAAGCTGCTTTTCAATGTTGACTGCGGTCATATGACGCCTCCAAATATAGAGAATTATCTCAAGAGACTTTCACATCAATTCTGGTCCAAGAAGTCATTCGATGTGTCAACAGGAAGACCTACAAACATTTACGACCCGCAATCGACGACTGACTCATTCTGGTTTCCGAAGAGAAACGGGACGGACGGAACGAGCGTGACAAACTTCACGTCAAACGCCCAGTTTGGGCAGATGGACGATTTGCTTTATTTTCAGAAACAGCTCTATCGCTCCATGCATGTACCAGTAGGCCGTCTTAACCCAGAGGACGCCTATAAAGACGGCAATGAGATGACCCGTGAGGAAGTTAGGTTTGGACGGTATATTAGACGCATTCAAAGACGTTTTGGTATGGGAATGAAGGACACATTCATAACGCATCTTAAACTGCGTGGTATTTGGGATTCGTTTAATCTTCATTATCACAACCTGGACGTGGAATTTAACATCTCGTCTATATTCGAAGAAACCCGCAAGCAGCAATTCCTCGACCTTAAGTTTAATAATTTCGACAAGGTATCACAGAACGAAGGTATTTCTAATACCTGGGCACAGAAGAAGTGGCTTGGCCTTACGGATGAAGAGGTCGCGTCTAACCGTGAATGGAAGCGACACGATGCGGCATTTGCCTGGGAGCTTCAGCAGATTGGTACGAATGGACCTAATTGGCGTAAGCAGGTTGAGCTTCAGCAGAATATGGCCAATGCCATGCTCCAGGACGCCGGTGGCGGCGGAGGTGGTGGTGAACCGGGTGGAGATATGGGTACATCCGGCGGCGGAGCGCCTGCGCCCGCACCGGACGGGGCGCCTGGTGGAGAAGTTCAGACACAGGATATCGGCGGCGGCATAAGCGCCTCCGGTAATATGGCTGGTGGTCCTCCGGCAGCTACACCGGTTCCAGCAACATGATATGTTAGCCTCTAATGCCAATACACCACAGGTGTACAAACAGGGCGTGTTCCCCATAAAACACAAAGAGAAGTATAAAGGGATACTTCCGTGTGTCTACCGAAGCGCACCAGAATATAGTATAATGAAGTGGTGCGACACCAACGACAAGATTGTCGAGTGGAATTCAGAAAGCGTAGTTATTCCATACAAAAAACCAACCGACGGGAAATATCACCGCTACTTTATAGATTTTAGCGTTCTATATCGAAACAGCGACGGCACCACACAACGGTATCTGTTGGAATATAAACCAATGAAATTCGTGAAGAAGCCTGTTAAGTCAAAGCGAATGTCACAAAAAACGTATGCCTACCTAGTCGAAACCTATACTATAAACATGGCCAAATGGAATGCGGCAAAGGAATACGCCGATAAACACAACGCTAAGTTTATGGTTATTAGCGAAGATTCCATAGGCATGACACAAAATTAGTCTTGTCTTTTCTTATTTTGTGTGATATAATACTTGCATCAACTTTAACCAAAGGAATAACCATGCAGTATTCAGACCTGTTTTGTGAGAAGTATCGCCCTCAGACATTTGACGATGTCGTAATGGATGACAACGTTCGAATCCTCATCAAGTCAATCTTTGATAAGGAAGACCCGGTAATTCCGAATCTTTTGCTGTGGGGTCATCCCGGTGGCGGAAAGACAACCATTGCCAAGATTATACAAAAGACTTTGGGGTGGGAGACGCTTAAAATCAATGCTTCGGAAGAAAACGGCATCGACGACATGCGCAATAAGGTCGTAGGATTTACTGATACCGTGTCCATAAACGGAAAGATGAAATTGGTTATTCTCGAAGAGGCAGACGGTTTGTCTAAATCTGGTGGAATGGGTTCATCTGCTCAGGAATTGTTGAAGAACCTGATTGAGAGCACATCATCACGTGTTAGGTTTATCATGTTGGTTAATAATATATCCAAGATAGACCCGGCAATTACATCCCGAATGCAAGAGATTCACGTAATGCCACCGAAGCTATCTAAGGATAATCAAGCTCTACTTCGATTGATTGGTAGAGTTGTGACGGCCGAAAAAATTTCAGTACCTAACAAACAGGACCTGGTAACCTTGATTAATAAGTGTTATCCTGATGTTCGAAAGATGCTCCAGGTATTACAGCAATTCTCCAGCAACGAGAAACATGAGTTTGTGTTTTCTCAGGAGGTTGAAAACCGAGCCGAATCCATAGCAAAGAACGTTCTGAATATGGTGTTTACTGAATGTAAAGGTAAGCGCATGACAGATGTTAAGCTTATGGATATTAGGAAATACATCATTGAAAATGAGGGCATATTCGACGTTGACTATCACGTCCTCTTAAAAGCCATGTTTGAGGCGGTAGCAAACTGTGAGAGTAAAGCACCAGCAATGGACAAAATAAAGCGTGGCATTATGATATCCCTAGCAGACCACATGCAGAAGCACACCAGCTGCATAGACAAAGAAATCAACGCATTCTGTGCGGTCATAGAGATTGCCGAAGTGATTGAATCTGTTACCGGCGCACCTTAAGCCTTGGCAGCAGACATTTTCTCGAAAGAGTGTATCTTAACGCCAGTTATTTGGTTAATATATTGACCGTTCTCAAAATGATGGGCAACGTTGGTTATGAACCATTGACCACACAGTCTATTGTCGTAGTTGTTGTCGGCCCATCCGTTTCGGTCAAACCCAAGGAAAGTACCGGGGTGTCTAAACACCATTCCTATCGTCCCTATGGTTAATACTAGGGATGTGAACAACTTCCTGGATAACGGACCAGCAAGATTCAATCTCTCGCGTTCTGTGTTCTCTGTGTACGGCGTGTATTGATATGAGAAGACCTGGTATTCCTTGGTGTCCTTGGTGTAGTGTGTTATGATGTCGCCGTTGTTAGTATAGAAGTTTGGGATATATTTTTCTTTTATCACTTTTTCTATTTCATCCGGGGTATATTTGGTGTCAACCACGAATTGCTTGAGCCCGTTGTGGTTTACCACGGCTATTGGAATATTTGAGTTAACTGCGGCGATTGGCGTCGCCTCTTCATATGAATATTTTGTAACCGGTCCAGCCTTGATGTCTACGTTGTATGACCGGTCGGTGAGAAGTGGGGCTTTATAACGCACTGATGGATTGGTTGTGATGTCTTCTCCTACCAGATACTGGAAGAACATGTGTTCGCGCTGAAGTTCACCTGGCGCATATTCGCTATTGCCAGCATTCAATGTGTAGTTGTATATTGAAATTAGGGTGTACTTATTTGTTGTGTAGTCTTTCTTGAGGTAGCACTTGTCTCCAATGTCATATCCTGTATGGTGTTTAAGAAGGAATTCAATGCATTCGAACAGAGTTTTGTTGTCGTAGTTTGAGAAGAAGATGCGATTACGCCCTCTGTCCCACCATTTGTCGTCTATTTTGAAACCGTATGTGGTGAGAAGGGCTTTGATTGCGTCACCAGTGTACATGGAGCGCTGATAGTCGGTCGCCTTGTTCGGGTCCACATCTTGCATATCCTTGTTTTCCGGACATGTCGCCGTACACCACACCGGGCGTATGGTTTTCATTTTGATTAAGTCCTGGTCGCAGAACATAAGGCGTGTACAGGCATCGTCTTCAACGCCTCTTATATCCTCCCTGTCATAGACCACGAAACGGCCAGAAAGGCACCAAAAATCAGGAAGTTCTACTTTGTTCACATCATCGTTTTGTCCAGGATTGAATTGCTGACGTATATATATGTCAAGGAAATCTTTACAATTGTTTTGATATAGGAAGGTTTTATTTTTGGCTTCTTGTTTTTCTTCCGCTGTCATATCCGAGTTATTTGAAATCTTTTCGTTGGAATTTATCTTGCGTTCGGCCACGGCATATGTATCAAGATAGAAAAGCTGGCCTTCTATGGCCCAGTTACCGATGTCCTCGGTTATGTCTAGTTGTTTTATACCCATCCACTTGAAGTTGTGGGTATAGAGTTCGTTCCCATCGTCGTCATAGTTAATCAACCGAAGGCCAACTTTGTAGTTTTGTGGGCTGTTCGGTGTTTCTATGGTGATGTCTTGGTATATGATTTCGCTATCCATTGAGGCTTCCAAGTATATCGCTAATGTATTCTGGTTTAATTATTTTAAGTTGTCTTCCGGTGTAGGGAGGGTATGTCGGGTCTATGATTTGGTTTGCTCCACATATGACCCACCATAATTTGGTTGTCCCATAATAGTTGTATGATATTGTGGTATAGTGTTCGTTTGGGAGCGCTATGTGAACCGTGTATACCGTTGGGTCAAGGTCTTTGGGAAAGTTAACGGAGCGTATGAGATTATAGAATGGTTGACCATTGTCATCGTATACGTTGAAAATGTTTTCGTAGTTTTCCTGGGTAATTTCGTAACCAGGAGTCTTTATATCATCTGTCAAATCTGTTATTTTCACGGTGTTTGACCTCCACCATAAACGGCGTCTGTTGCCGCCTGAGATGCGTTTTGGTCTGCATCGTCTTTGGCAGCGTTTACATCACCCAATAACGCTTCGTCAAATTCTGTAGTGATAGCTTGTACGCTATCTACTATTCCAGGTTCTATGGTTGAACGAGCACCGGCATATGTTACACCCTGCGATGATGGTACAAGTGGTTGTAGAACCATGTTGACATTAAATCCTTCCGGAACGTATTGCTCTTTACCTTTTATATTTTTATATATTACGGACCCTAATGCTTTTACCTGGAATGATTCTATTGTTGCGGCTGGCATGTAGTATATACCAGGTATCAATACGGTAAAGATGCTAGGTGGAGTTGCTTCAATTGGTCCAACCTGGTCGAATGTAGATGCAAGCCTAAGATAGTCAACCAAATTCTTATTTTTGGTGTAGGTTTCTTCTATATTATCTTCCGGTGATATCGGGGTATTGAACAGCGAGAAGTTGATTGTTGGTCTCATTCCCATTGTAGATTTCCATATATATGGTGAAACCTTGTATGATGAAACTTTGTCTGGTCTGGCTATTGCCCGGTACGCCCTATATGCGGCTTTTAAGTCGTTTCCGAGCTTTGCTATTTCACCGAATACACCTTCAAGACCACCAGCATCAGCCAAATCTTTTGCAACCTGCCACGATGAAGAGTGATTATCCAGCTCTTCGCTGAAATATGGAAACACAAACTTTTTTCCTGTAGGCTTGGCACTATAGAGGTTTTCGTATGGGTTTATCCTTCCACCTTTAAAATTTGAGTTTTTAAACGCGGTTGCATAGAATTTAATCGTGGAATATAGACCGTTGCACGACATCTGATATTCGGTCAGATGTATTCTTGGTATATTGGCCAGTTCGTCTGTTCTTAAAGACCTTTTCTGAAACCAATTGTAGTTTTCAATGACGTTTACGGTATCTTCTATTAGTCCCGCACCAAATTTATTTTGAAGTATTTCGCTCATTATGCTATCGCCTCCATACTGCGTTTTCTAAATTCGGGAATCTTGTTTCCTTCCATCACAGTCTGCACTGGAGGTGGAGCTATTGGTTGAAGTGCTGGAAGCACTGCGTTGATTTGCGCAAGCATGGCACAAACTTTCTCCAGTTCGGCCTTGAATGTTTCCGTTATGTCCTTGGTTTGCGCGGCATCCGCATCTCTTGTTTTGGTAAGCTGGTCTGTAACTATGTCACCGAGTTTAGACGATTCTGATTCGGCTGGTTTTTGCTGCTGAGAGATTTGTGGTTTGTCCTTGATTGCCGTTACTGTTGGTTTATTTTCCGGTTTGATTATGGATTCAGTTTGAGATTTTTTGGTTAGTATTGGTGCTACATGTTTGCCTATGGTGTATGCCAGTCCTGGGAGGGTGCCATATTTGGCAACCTTCTTGACTATACTTCCGGTCTTGGTCGAAAGTGCTTTCTTGGCCATTTGGCCTAGTGCCTTACGATTCTTGAACCCACGGACGGCCATGCCAAGTGGTGTCCACTTGGCCACGGTCTTGGCGGCGTCGCCAATCTTTTCGCGGTTCTTCCAGGCTCGTACTGCTAGCCCAACCGGAGTCCAGCTGGCGACGGTTTTTGCTACGTCGAGTGCCTTATTTGACTTCTTCGATTGCGTGTTATCTGATTTTTTGATTTCCGCATCTATTTTGCTTGCCATCGCGCCAACTTTATCGGATTTACTCTTATCGGTATCCTTTAGTTCGGTTTTAGAAACGGCCTTATCCGTCATTTGTTTGACGGTTTCCTTCTGTTGCTTATTCTCTTTCTTAACCGCTTCTTCTTGTTCAGCCTGCTTTCTCTGCTTACGACGTTTCCACGCGGAGAACACATCCCATCCCATACCGATTCCATCTGCCACGCCAGCAACGATGGAGCCAACACCTGGTATTAGGCTTCCAACAGCTGATATTCCGGAAAGGGCAGCACGTCCGTAGTTTCCATTTTTTATGTGTCCGACAGCCTCGAAGACCGACAATGCAGTACCAACTCCGGGAAGTAGTTTGCCACCGAATTTAGATAATTTAGCCGCTTTTCCAAGCCATTTAGCTTTAGCTGCGAGTTTACCAGCCTTTGCCACGCCCTTTATACCAGTTCTGCCTATGGCTTTACCAATTCCAGATATTTTACCAACCTTTGTAAAGACCTTTTTAGCTGGTGATAATAGTTTACCCGCTGCTCCTCCTTTTGGAAGCATCTTGGTCATTTTTTTGGTTGATTCACGAATAATTTTCGACGCTGGCGATTTCGCCAATTCACGTAACGCACCAAATCTCTTTGTACCCAGCTTGCTAGAAAGCTGGGCGAGTTTCTTTCCACCAAGGCGAAGCGCGAATTTACTGCCACCACGACCGATAGATTGTATTTCGTTTGGGTTTTCCCCGCCAGTCAATCTATACAACAATTGACCACCAATAGCCGAACCGGCTATACCGGCTATCATTGTCCCAATACCGGCTACACCACCAGCTATAAGTCCCCCAACCTTCGATAAAAGGCCGCCACCCTGTTTGCTCCCGTCTTCGTTGTTTTCGTTATTTGGATTTTGCTGCTTTATATTTGGGGATGCGGTTTTTAGTTCCTTAAGTGCATCGATAAGTTCTTTCTGTTTGCTGTCTTGTTTGTTAGCCCTATTATCTGTTCTATTTTCGTCGAATTCTACGTTCTTCTGGTGAACATCCTGTAAAATGCCGCCAAGTTTGCTTTCGAGAAATTTTGGTAAGTCATTCTTTCTTACGGTTTCTTCTATTTTGCGGAGAAGGCTAATAGTTTCACTTTGAAAATCCTTAGCACCACTAGAACCGCGAAATGATGTCTTTGTTTTTTTATCGGTATTATCTGTGACCATGTCGGCCACGAGTTTTGCAAACTCGCCGAATTTCTTATTTTCAGTTTTTTCACCTGAAGTAGCACCAGACTTCCCATTTGCCTCATCGACTATAGCTTTTGCGAGTTCGATGAGGTTGTTTGGTTGTCCCGACGTTGATGTTGCTGATTTTTTCCCTCTGGAGGCCATTTACAATTATTTATGGCCGGTTTTGACCTTCGGGTGACATTATCGTCTATTTGCCTCGGCCGCCGCTTTTCGAGCCTCTTCAACCTCCTGTTCAACGAACATTATAAACACATCCCGGTCTGCCGGTGGAAGAGATTCCACGTAGGCCGGGTTTATTCCGTATTCGTGGGCTAGGAGGTAAATTTGGTAGAAGAGGTCTTTTAGGTCGTCACCGAATAGGAGACTCATAAAGCGATAAAAAAATCGGAGTTGAGTACCTCGATGTTGTATCGGTATTGTTTACCCTTGTGATTTATGTCGAACATCGTGAGCTTGTTGATATCAGACACAATTTCATTTACCTTGGTCATGACGGCCGACGTTATGTTGGCCGGGATTCCGAGATATACATCCATTTTTTGTTTGGGTGTGAGGTCGTTGAAGTCGATTGTCGTTGTCTCCTGAGTTGCTGGGTTGATGATTATGACAGACCTTATATACTTGATTAGTTCGACGTAGAAGGTATTGCTGAAAATATCTGCGTATGCGGCGTTATCTGGGTCGTCTCCTGTTACTCTCCCGAGTTCACCGAGCATTGTGTTTATCTTCTCCTCGTCCTTGAGCGTGGGAATGGAGATTACAACGGAAATTGGGTTGTTTTCGAGTGATATTGTTTGTTCACCGGCGTTTATCTTGGTGTATTCAGATGCAATCTTGCCATAAAGCGCCCCTAGGTCCACGTTCAGCGAAAAAGTATCTTCCTTGGTCTTTGGATTGTTTTCATTTGATTCGTTTAGGTTTTCTGGACCGACCGAAATCTTGAGTGTGTTACCGACTGACATGATTCTAATCATAAGGCAAATGACAAGGCGGTCAAGTATTGTAAGCTTATCTACGTCGATTGCCTCGGCACAGGTTTCCTTTATAAGGGAGTAGGCAGCAGCTGAGAATGCGGCACCCTGTGCCGAGGTGCTGAGCATGGAAATCTTTACAAATGTCTTTTGCTGAGCCGTCGTCATTTGCATAAAACGTACTTCTCGACCTAGAGAAGGTACGAAAATCGGGTATGTAAAAGCAGTTTTAACCTCATTGAGGGTCTTAAGAGCGGTGGAATAATCTGTCATGGTCATATCCTTTGGAAGTATTTACGGTCTGTGAGCTGTGTGTCAACACTAAATAAAAGCAGGAGAGTTACTATGGCAGAATATGGCATAATTAGTGCAAACCTTGACCACAATTCAATACTTAAGTTTTACGAGGTCGCGCAGCGCCGCGAGTTCGCGAGAAAGTTCCAGTTCAAGATTCAGACTTTGGGGCCTCTCAACGAAGATGACCTAATTTATTTTACAACGGCCAATGTCCCGGCCCGCTCGATTTCCAACCATACCGTTCCGTTCATTGGCCTTCAGTATAATATTCCCGGTGCGGCTCAGTACGATGGTTCTGAAAACTGGCAAGTTACGTTCCGTTGCGATGAGGCAGCCAACATTCGCGCCAAGCTTCTCGCATGGCAAGACGAAATTTTTAACATTCAGCAAACCGGTGGTAAATACGGTGTACCGAACGAACAAGCCAGAGTCATCCAGCTTGGTAAGGATATCAATACCCCGGTTAGAACATTTGCCCTGGTTGGTATTTACCCGAAGACTGTCGGCGAGCTGTCATATGACATAACTGACGCTGGCGACATTCAGACGTTTAACGCGACATTCGCATACCAGTTCTGGTACGAAGCCTAGGAGAACGGCGCATGAAATTCGAGACCGCTGTAAAGAAAATCGAAGCCGGTCTCGGCGACGGCGGAGCAAACGCCAAGCAGAGCATATCGGCCCTGTTTAGCGAAGCCATAGCATCCTCAGAAAAAAAGCCCGTCGTCGAGGCAGCCGCAGCTTTAGTGCCAAACACATCGTTTGGGACATATCAACACCAACAAGGCAACCTTTCTGGCGAAATTGAACTTTGGGCTAATATCGGTAACAAACGGCTCAAAAGAACGGAGGCGCAAGCGGCGCTTAGAATGCAGACCCCTCCACCTACCTACAAATATAATGGCTCGACGAATAATGTCATTGTTTTTGCGGACGGAAAAAATTTACACGCGGTCCTTACCGCGATTTTGGGTTCAAATGCTGGAAGTGCAGCGGGTGGTTCCTCCGGAAAGGGTGACCCGGATGCACCAAGTGTTCCTATTCTTCCAAAAATGCGGTTTACCAACTATAGTAATGGGTCTACCGTATATGCGAGACAGGGAAATGACGGTGATATAGGGTTTACCCCAGAGATTATTCAAAAGGGGCAGATAGCAAAGCACGACCCATATAATTCATTTATCATGCTTTTATTGAAACTTCTTACCATATCAGAAGAAAATGATTATAAAGCATGGAGTGTAAACGAGCTGCTTGAGCAAGATTATAAAACGTATATAAATTACCTAAGCATCAATATAGATGGTTTGCGCGATGGATTTTCGAATGCGTTAAATGAGACGGCCGTTATAAAAGGAACAAAAGACGAAGCTGGTAACGTAACACGAAATACTGAAATTGACGCAATTAAGAAGAAGGTTGACGGTTGTTCGGATGGACAGGCCCTAGCCGACGTATTAGCGGAATGTCCGGTTGATTACATTAATTTTGGTGGAACAGAAAAGTTTACCGCTGGTACACGTTCTACCATAGGCGGTAGATACGGACGACAGGGAACATATGATTCTCCTAAGCTTTCATACCCACGCGACGCATCTGCCGCTGGATATGTTCTCTCGTCATTTTTCAATATGTTAGCGACGCTTAAGTCTGGAAGGCCAAATTTTTCCATTATTGATAGGGTTGGATTTGTCCCCGCGACTGACGCGGATGACAAATACCGGGAAGAACTTTATAACCAAACCAATTTCTCTGGATTGGCGAATTCGGGATGGGGTAAGTTTGGAAAAGCGTTGCTTAGCGTTCGTGGAGCCGATTTCAATTTGATGCAGGCATAATAAACAATGCGGGTAAAATTTACAGATGGTCAACATGTAGGTGGAATATATCGCTGGTACATAGATAAGTTTCTAAACACCCAGCGAGGTCTCAGCATCAATACCATCTGGTTCTTGAGCCTTTTTCCGCCGGTTGGCATGGATTTACTCGAAAAAAGTTTTAATTTTATTAATGGTGAAGAATTTGAGATGGACGGTTTCAATATTGCATGGCAATATATGACAGACCATTTCGGTGATAGTAAATACGTTGATGCGGTAAGGGGGTTGAGTGAAAACTCAATAGTTTTTTTACTTTCTAAAGAGGTTACGATACCAGGTGTAAGTCTGGACGTAAATAACCAGTCATATCCAGCAACCGGAGGTTCTGGAACAATTGTACCACCAACGATAACGAGCGCGAGAAAGAACAACGACCACATCACTATAGAGATGTACCTCACCGACTTCTCGTTTCCAAATGTCATACTTCGACCCTGGATTCGTGCGATTTCGGTTCATGGTATGACAGAACGTACACTCCGTGGAGAGATAGTCTTTACTCAGCTGACAAGACGAAATGTAGAAGATGCTGGTTCTGGTGGTCATTGGCAGGTAAGCAATGTCATTACATTAGAAAATGCATATCCAGTTTCTATTCCATCATATAACATGAATTATCAGGGGGTAGACATTGATAAGACAATGTCTGTTGAGTGGGGATATGATATAATAAAAGTTGAAAATAAATTGGGTGAAATTGATAAACTGAGATACAAGGAGCCTAAAGTTTTGGACGCTAAATCGTGGGGTGCATCCGTAGAGTCGAATGGTGGGGAAGTAGAGGAGCCGCTGGAAGATACACGTAGAAACTGGAACGAGCCAAATCGAGAATATATAAATCTGCAAAAACGAAAGAGTGACCACGGGATTAGTTCATATATAGATTACGATAAGATAGTGGGTGAGCATGTAGAGGAATGGGACAATCCATCTGAAAAAAATCTAAAACATTGGGTTACGAACGGGAAGGAATCCAGTTCGGATTATAAAGTTAGTGTAAGTGTTAACGAGAATGAAAATGACGACACAGTTATGTTGAATGGATGGCCATTTGCACTTCACCATTATATCCCAGCATTCTACAATTTATTTGACTTTTTGACAAAACAGCCGACACCAGAGCCTAAAATTGCACCCGATGAACAGGAGGATACGCCATCACTTCGTAGGATTAGCAAGATGGGCAAGATGAACGAAAGTGGTAACAATTCCATCATAACTGGTGATATTGCCAAAAAAGTTAACACTGAAATAACAACAGATGATACCCCGATGCATAATGGAGATGGGAATATCGACGAATCTATATCCTCTGATGATGATTCTACAATAACGGGAGACATTGCAAAGAAGGATGACATCCAGACTCCGATAGATGATACTCCATACAAGTATGATTCGTTGGGTATTACCAAGATTGGTAATGTTCCACAGAACGATTCCAATATAACCGGTGATATTTCAAAGAAGGACAACGAAAAAGTCAAGACACCAGATACTCCGGGTTCTAGATTGACCGTTCCAGTAATCCAGGAGAATTTACCAACGAACGACCACGTAAATGGTAGACTAGAATACAATCGCAACGTAAACATACCAACGGACGACTCGGGTCGAGATGGTGAAATTGCGCAATATAAAAGCTTAACCGACCCATCAAATTCAGATTCCCGCAATCATGGGCCCGGAACAGGCTATAAGAATATTGACATTGAGCCACAGGGTCAGATTTCGAATGGGTCACTAGAATCATATGTTCCACGTGGAACGACTGACGGTGCTGGTCTTGGTGAGCTTTATAGTGAGGTCGAGACATCGGAGAATGATGTCCCCTTATTCGCTGAAGTTGCCAAGAAGATTATTATTGATTCAGATTCACTTTCCGTGAATCAGTGATTTGAATTTGTCCCATAGTCTTTGGAACCAACTTTTTGGTTCTCTGGTATAATCAATGGTACCGAACATTTTGTTGATGTCGATGTAGCCATATCCCCAATGTGAATCATGACCAACATTTTCTGGGTTTACGGCATATTTTCTAAGATGGGCATAAATTTCACGAGTTGTCCTACAATCGTTTCCTTCGCCTCGGGCTTCTTGTTTTTTATGTTTCGAAAGCAATAGGGCAACGAGACCTGCGCAGGCCGGACAAGCGAATGAAGTTCCAGATATAACAGTATACCCGTTGTTTAACCATGTGGTGTTTATGTTTACACCAGGGAACGCGAAATCTACTTCGTCCCCGACGGCCGAGAAATCGGCAATTTTCGTGTTGTCATCAAAAGCGGCTATCGCAAATGGTTCTTCGTACTTTGCTGGGTAGTCAACTCCAGACTTTCCGCTATTACCGGCTGCACAAATTACCGGAATATTCATCTCATCCAATTTCTTTATTAGGTCACGAACAAACCCATTCGGGTTTGGAGACCCAAGTGACATGGATACGATATCCGGTTTCAGTTTTATTGCCGCCTCAAGCCCACGGCGAATCCAGTACATCATACCGCTTCCGTTTTGTGACAAAACTTTGTATGTTATTATTTTGCAATCGGGGGCATATCCAACAAATCCGAGAGAATTATCAAGAGCGCCTATAACACCGGCGCAAGCTGTTCCGTGACCGTTTAGGTCGTATATGTCTTCTCCTGGAACAAACGATTTACATTGGTCTAGAATGATATTACCAGCCAAATCCGGATGTACTATAACCTTTCCATCTTTCTTTTGGGCCGGACATCCGGTATCTAGAATGAGTACAGTTATACCCTCTCCGCGAGATTTTATCCAGGCGTTAGGGATGTTAAGAAATTTGGCTCCCCAATCAATAGATTGCGATAACGAGCTATAGATTTCCTTGTTGTGATATTCCGGTAATTTTACAATATTATCATCTTCTGTCATAATGGACTCCATCCGACTTCTATGAGGTCGCTCATTGTCATATTATCTTCGTTAAAGTCGGCGGAATATGGAATGTATCCGCCGAAAACTGGTGCAGGTCTGGCTGGTTTTGGGTCTGGTGGTATCATGCCTCCGACCAGGTTGTAGAGGTCTTTACCTGAATCGTCATAGGTTTTTTCTACTTTGAGTGGTTTACCGGCGGTATCAGTTTCGAGTACACACAAACAAGATTCCGCAATTGGTATCCATAGTATGAATAGTGACCATACTAAAGCCATTACCCGGTCATCGAAAATGTTTGCGCCGGAAGCCTTTTTGTAAGTTCCGTTTGGATATTTGATAAAAGTGTCGAATTCGGCCATAGTATCAGCGTCTGGTATTTTCAAAACCTTCAGAACATTCATGTAGTATCTGAGATTAGATATACCATCAAATTTTACATTGGTAGATGACATTATTCCGTGTTTAGAATAGTCTATTTTGTCTTTACCGTCATATGATACCAGTCTTGGATAGAAGAACGGTTCGCGCTCTAAGGTGGCGATGGTTTCACATCCCATGCTATTTCTTTCACAAAGAATCCAGGGGCGACCCCATTGGCAAGCTATTTCGTACAGCTCAATTGCAAAGTGCGCTGGGTCTATGTACCTATTATTATAACAGGCCACCTGATGTATTTCTCGAAGATTGGTTATATCAGTTACCTGTATACATGACGCGCACCCACCAACACCATCAGATACGTCCACACCAATAGAATAAACGTGACTTGGGTCTGGCATGTGCCATACCTTGTATTCATTTGTATTGAGCACCTGGGGCTCGTAGGTTTCCATATGCATGGCGTCCAGAACCGCCTTATCGATTGCTGAGTCTCCCTCTTCAATAAATTCACAGCAGTATTCCTGACGGAATAGCTGCATATCACCACCACAGTCAGAGATTGCCGTTTGTTTCCATTCTTCATCACGATAAGGAATCATATTCCATGGAACGGACATATATTTCCATGCAGACTTCCCGGTCATTGCCTCTCGTATTACTCTGTAGAAGTAATTGTTCGTGCCTTTTGGCGTTGATGTAAGAAGTATCTTAGCCTGTTTCGACGATGAAATGGTCGGTAGTACAGATTTAAAAAATTCGCTTGACTTAAAGGGGTCTATTATTGCACACTCGTCGACGATAAGACAGTTAATTGATAGACCACGACCGGCAGACGTTGAAGTGGCCGATATTTTTATTTTTGAACCATTTAGGAAGACTACGCTTTGTTTTTGGTATTCTTTTACTCCTGGTTTAAGCCATATTGGTAGTTCTTCGTAGGCTAATCTTATACGGTTTAAAATTTCTAGGGCTATTTCTTCCTTGTTTGCTACGATTAGTACGGTTTTATCGTCCTGGAATGTAGTATACCATAGGGCGAAAATAGTAAGAAGGGTTGTATTGTGTGAGAGTATTTCGTTTGTGTAATAGCAATGTGTCGAGCCTTCCGGGAGTGTAAGGTCGAACATTTCTTCTTTTATTCCGGTGTCTACAACTGATGTTATTTTTTCCGGTCCATCTTTGGTTTTGACTTCGATGCCTAGGGAATTCTTAGCGAAAACCTGGTTTCCATCTTTATCCATTATTATATGGTTGTCGGCGCAATCCAGGGTTTTACCCGATTCTGTTTTTATGGTGTATTTTTGGTACGGAATGGTTTTGTTTATGGATGAGATATCCTCCCACCCGACCTCGGTTTCCACTTGCCAGTTTTTGAGTGATATTACATCGGTGAATTTTTTTATAGAGGGAGGTAGGTTTATTTCGGTTGAATCTAAGGTAAAATCATTGCATAAAAATGAAAAATGAAGTTTTTTTAAAATTTTTTGAATCTTGTAAAATGTTCCAATTCTAATATTAAAAGATATATTGAGCGGTTTATATTTTATAACAATTTTGGTGTTGTTGCAAACACACTTACCGTATTGACGCGATGTACAAGCCGCGAACCGGTTATTGTCCACCATCATTCTAAGCATCTTTTTTTGAACCGGGTAAAGGTCGATGCACATACGTCCTTTGTCCAGGTTGATTATATAAAAGTAGTTTTGTGCAAAGTGTATGATGTCTTCCTTGCAGTGCTTTATCTCTCGCATCATTTCAGGGGTAAACCGAATTTTTGTGTGTCTGGATGGTAGCTGAGGATTTCCCTGTACAAATTGTCCCACTTCTACACAGTCCTCGTCTTGTATCGGAGGATGGCGTAATATATTGCTATCTGTTGCATCTTTAGTATTCATAGGTATTATAAAAATATTTAATGGTAAGGACAGTTAACAGGATTAAATATTGAATAGGATAACGCTATGGCATACGAGGAAAAATGTAATTGGTTTAGAACCGAACCTACAAATAGGGTTACGTGCGGACGCTTAAGAAACGTTGGTGGAGACCCAAATAGTGATTTTAGTTATCGGAACGGAAAAATTACAATTAGAATTAATTGGTCTCCGACGCTGAATAGATATGATGCCAAAGGTAAAATAGTTTCACAGAGTGAAGCCCCAAAGCGTGTGATTATTTGGCGTTTGATTGGTAAATTGGGGGAGTATGTTAATCCAAACGACCCGGCTAATGCAAATCGATGGGTATGTGCAAAAATAATTAACCGGGACTCTCAGAGAAAAATAGCAACAACTTATGTTGACACACTCCCAAGCGTAGAGGACGAAGAGACCATAGTAACTTATTATGACATATTGAAATGTCGCAGAGCACTTTATTATAAGGTTGAATATATAGACGAATATATGTCTGGTTTTACATGTCCGTTGTTTGTTTATGCTGACGGGCGTTCGGTTGTTGCATTATCTACTTGTCGACAGGTTATAGCAAATAAGCCATATAATGATTGTGAATCGGTTTGGAAATTTACAGCCCCAGTTGAACTAGATTCGAAGACCGGAGAATATAATAAACAGATACCGTTTGTGCGTATAGTAGTTGACCCGCTAGAGCGAAGAAAAACTTTTATTGGTAATGGGGAATATATATCTAAACAAAAGGTTGTTTGGGCAATTCGGGCGGATGGTAGGATTTTCTGTCTTGATTATTATACTGGTAAGAGAATAAATGATGTACAAGCGAAAGGCGCTGGGGGCAATCCAATATTTGCGGTCGCGTTAAACCCGGTTACATGCGAACTTTTATATACAGCCAACCGAAAAGTGTATTCTGTAACCGTAACCAAAAACGGTATATTAAAGAACGAAGAATTAAAAGGGATTGATGGTAAAAACGGTGGGCAAATATTAGACGCCTGGACAGATGTTCCCGGGAATAGATATTTTACTGCCGCCACCGGAGCGGTGTGTACGGTTAGCCCATCAAATCAGGCACATGTTAGATTTTATATTGTTTATAAAAACGAACGCGTTGCTATAGTTCCGATTGATTGCAGTAGTGGCACCAGTCGGATTGCCGAGAGAACAATAGGGAATATAGATAGACGTCATTTCGGCTGTTCCGACAAGACACGCAAAAACCAATATAACATATATGGAATAGTAAATGCCATCGACCAGGCTGTATGGGTTAACGGTCACACGCCTCTGGATTATTGCTACAACATAAAAAAAACTATAAACACACAAAAAGTAAAAATATCTGGCGTGTGCAAAAAACATTACGTAAACTCGAAATATAGCAAATCCCAGTCTAGAAAAAAGGCGCAAGAGTTATTGGGTTTTAGCGATAACGACCTAAAGTCAAAGAAATACGCAACCGCAAATAATATTTTAGCCAGCGCACTGCAAGGTAATAAGGTGCCGATGCCAGATTATGCACTGAGTTATCGAGCTTCTGATAATTCATATCATGAAAAAGTATATTCGGATGCATGTGTTGAACAGGGTTTAAATGTAGATGACCAACTTAAAAATTATCGAATAATGTGTAACAACAATCAATGGGGTGAAATTGGTTGTAAATTTGGTTTAAACAGTAAAGGCGTTGGTTTTGGTGGTAATAACATAGCAGAATTGGGTTCATCAAATAAATACCACATAAACAAAAAAGTAGGATATAAATTTAGCTCCTACATGCCAAAAATTCATCAAACAATCAGTGGGGAAATAAAAAAGATTAACGAGTCAAGCGACGCACCGATTTTACAGGACATTGGGTTTATATATGGATGCTCGTTGAATGATGGGTTTACAAAAAATAGTAATTCAACCTTTGGTTGTTGTCAAAACTACAATTTCAGCAACGGGCAAATTGAATCGGAAATTGCCAATAATAATTATGGAAAAGATTATAGGCCGCCGATAAGAACGGCTTGTAAAGACGGAAAAGACAAACAAGCCGCAGCAGACAAAGCGCTTTCCGAATTTTTCCACCCATTTACAACGAACGACGAAAACAGGCGCGGTGGATGGTGGGGGACTTGTCCGAAGCCCAATACATCAAGTGGCGACAAAGACCCATCAGACCATTGGGTATATAAGCCGTATTTGGATAAAAACAAGTCAGTGCCACAGGCATCGTGGGATGTCCCGATGTCACAACTTGGTATTGGTGTTTCTTTACCAGATAACGGAAGTTTAATTGGAAATAAAATTGGTATAAACGGTAAGATAAAGGATTCATATTATATCTATCAGGTAAATTACCAAGAAAATACCCTTCACAAAATATTAATTGATAATGGTACAAACGCTAGGTCTGGAACCGCTCCTTTACTTTCCGCTCAACCGTCTGGTAATAACGAATTAACTCTGGGGTCTTTTTATTGGCACCAAGCCAATGTCAATACAAGCGGTGTTAGTAAGCCAACGCACGTTATAGTTGATGATTTTAATTGTGTTTGGGTTATTGGTGTTAATAGCATATATAGATTCTACCCATCTGAATTGTCTGCGATGAAATATCCAGCTGCGGTATATCAAACCGAAATAAGTAAGGACAATGATGGTTATTTGTATGACCAGGGATTGTATAATAATAACAATATAAACGCCGCATATTTTATGTACGGACAACACGGAGGCAATTTCATAGATTCAGAGTACGCCATGATTCAAATGTGGAGTCAGTCACCTAATAGCAAACCTCAGGTTATGACTTTTTCTGATGCCAGAGCATATAGTTTATCCCACCCACTTTATTGGTATGGTTCAAACGATTATGTTAGGCCATTTCATAAGTTAAACGATAACAATAAATGGTATTATGCATTACAGGACAATTATGAGGCTGGTGGTGGTGGTGGTACGGCCGGTTGGTCATATTGTCACCGTTTAAGGGTTGTAGATTTTAAAATAAATGGGGACGATAAAGTTTTTGGTAATACGGATACACACGTAACTTACAACGAATACAATTCAGATAATTTGGGTATACACGCTTTAATTGCGCAGGGAGAGGTTTCGATGTGCGAAATAACCCACCCAGCATACAGGCAACCTAGAGCAACTCTTCGCATTACAGGAGGAAGTCATACAAATCCGAATGAATGCGATAACCTAGAATATAACTGCGATTCCACAGAAAAAATGTGCATATCTGGATGGGGCGACATTGTTTATGAAGACGCCGACCAAAATATTTTATCATCAGACGTCTCATTATCTTCGACCGTATCCTTAGCCGTGAGAGGATACGATGACCTAAAGACCGAACACACAATTGAATATACCGACATTGAAAATTATGATGTAGCAAGCGCTGCACTTTTTGCCGCCGGAAGCGAATCACACAACGAATTCTTGAAATATTCGACGAGTGTAGTAGAAACAAATGATGCGACTTCGGGTAGTTACAGCCTTTGGCTCCCGGACATAATTTTCTGGAAGGACCCAAATGTTTTAGGTGGTTATATTTCTTTGAGTGCGTCTAGAAACGACATAACACAAACTAGCGAGAAGACAGTTAGCGGACAATTGATTTGTAAGGGTAACGTATACCAAATAGCAGAGTATACGAATGAAACCGTTGTGCCTGCGGAAAATATAAACAGCATATTTCTATTTGAGCGCTGGTCTGAACCTGCATATTGTATTAATGGTCTTAATCCTGGTATGTATGGGTATGATGATGTCTTAAATGATATGTGGAATTGTGAAACATAGAAGAGGCCAGGTAAAAGATAAATGAATACGATACGTACTGAATCTGAAATAAATGTGACCGATGTAATTACCATGTCAGCGAAATATCGGTATGATGGCAATTACCCAAAATTCGATTATAAACCGGAACGATACGATTATTCTGATGGCTGGTCATTTTTTCATCACCCGGGGTTGGTTAACGCCAAGGACGAGGCTTTTTCTAACGGTAGCTACTTTCAGCTATTTAATAATATTATTGCTAGCGATATAAGTTATATTAAAAATCTTACTGCCAGCGATATGGTTATATGGGCGGCACTTAAAGCTCATAATGGAAAATATTTAAAGACGAAGAGCGACGCGTTTGGCACCCGTGTGTTTGCTATCACGCCGGATGAAGGACTTGACCACCTGACGCACGAAAACATATACCGAATTATAAAAATGGATGATGGTCGATTTATGATATCTCAGGGGTCAAAATATATGACCGTTTTTGTAGACGGTCATAATCGGTTTGAGATTCATATGGAGGATGAGTTGGAGAGTGACCCGAACGGAACTCAACATTTTGGTGTTGAACGCACTCGGTTGAATGGTGGTGTGATGTTCTATTCGTCCATGAAGAATATTTGGAATGTTGATAAATGGCGTCAGCCAAATATTATGCGCTATTTTAGCATATTTGATAATTATAACCACACAAATAATGTTGTCACAAGAACACCAAATGCATTTCCTCGTTTGTATCAAAATAGGATTGAAAATGTAGATAATCCTGATTTTTGCGATATGTTAATGTGTGTAGGAAATGTATATAACCCAAAATATGGAAAAGATGGACAGAATATTCGGGGGTTAAATGCTGTTGGTAACTTTTGTGTTTTTCAGATAGCTGATAATATAGGTAATCTGGGTGTAATTCCAATCGGATATGACGGTAAGATACGTTGGATTAGTTATCATAACGATTTCAAAGGAAGTTTCTTCAATAAAGACACTACAACCAAGTTTATATTTGATGGTGTAAGGCCGTCGGTGTTATATGAGGTTCCATACGAATATGGCACGACCAAATCTCAAGCCACGTCATCGGTGACTCCGGTCGGTTGGACACCCGACGGTATCACATCTAGCACATCTAAATATGCACTAGAACATCAAAAAACCGCAGCAATCGAAAATAGCCCAATAGAGTTAAAGTCAATTATGACATCAGAATATACTTACACCGACGCGGGGAAGGAATTGACAGATGCCCAATAGACCCGATATTAAAACAGACATGAATATACAGGTTATTGAAGGTGACGACCCTTGTATAGTATGTTTACATGACGCTTCGATAAACCGAAGTGTAGTGCCAAATGAATGGTACTGGAACTTTGGTGACAAAATTACGTATTGTGGTTTTGAATTACCTGGAGATGACAAGTTAGTTACAGATTACGAAGGACACCCATTCGACTCCAAAACGGAAGAATCACTCCGTTATCTATTGGGTGTTATAGGTAATTTGGATTTTTCAATGTGTCCTACGTGTGCAAGTTCATATGGAACGTCGGCACTCAACAAAAAGCATTACACCGGAATATACATACGCTCATCGGACACCAATAAAGATGATGCACTAGCCGTCGAAGAACCATTATCAAACCCGATATATCGAACGGCGGGAAGTAAATTAAAACCCGTGGAAAGGACCGGAATACATATACCACCGGAATCATGTGGTAAAACATTAAAAACCGCTGATGTTTATACACATGATACTTGCACCGGTCAAGATGGTTGGGGGAATGGGGTGTATCACATATACAAGGGAGCTGGGGTTTATCCGGTTTATATGAGGTCATGGACGCGAGTCGGCGAAGACAATGAAATGGTAAACCGTATTGGTTATACACCAATGTCAAGTTCACAAATTCCGTCTGGTGATAGTATTGTTAATTATGGAATTGTTGTAGTTAAACCCCGATGTCCGTGTTTTTATGGATTTAATCCAGACGTAACGAGTGATACAGAGCTACGTTGCATTGGTATTACGAATCCGAATTATTCGTGTCGCGATGATAATATGTCAGTTTCTGATGTGACCGGATATTTGGAGTCCACGGGTGAAGACGGTTTAATTTCGGCATATGCACCGTTTATGCGTGTTGGTGTAAGCGGCGAAATTAAGCCCATGTCATTTCCGATTGATAAGATTTATTGGGATTGGTGTGACTGGTTTGACGATTTTAGCGATTCGGACACCACAACATATATTGAAGTACCTAGCGACGTAAGCGGGTGGGATAATCACTGGTTAGGTAAAGACCAACAATTTTTGTATGTGACAGGAAGTCATGTATATACAATCCCGGGTTTATATTCTTTATATTTTGATTATGATTATTTGACCGGTAATGATGAATTCGGCCATGACTATAGCGATATAGCAAGCGCTATTGAAATGGTGAGCATGTTTACTGACATAAAATGTTCAAATATACCACTTTTACAAGATAAGTTTATGTTGGTTGAAATTCCGCCGAGATTTATTGACCAAATCATTGTTGGTGATAAAATAGAAAATGAAAACGGCACAGAGCTGATTGTAGATGGTTTAACAATTAGAGATGTATTGCGTCCTGGGTCATATCCAATAGAACGTGTTGACTGGGATTTCGGTGATAATACACCTGTTTATACATTATACAAAAACGACTACATTTTGAGTGCTAGCGAGGCGGATATGTGGGATTTTAGCGATGAATCCACCTCTGGAACACACTTTTCTCAAGGTTATACGTACACATTTTTAAATGGATGTAGTGCGAATAAGATATTTGAACCGTTTGTAGAAGATTACACGATACGTCACGTGTACAAAAGAACCAATGTGGACACGGGGTATATGTATACTATTTCCTGTACTGCATACGCCGAAAACACACACACACCAGCTACGGCATCAATTACGATAAACGGATTTAATACACCATATCCATCGTTTAGTGGTGTAGAAGGCGACGTGCGAGTAGTTGACACTCGAAATTATGGCGGTTCAGATGACACCATAATCGTTTTCAATGGCAGTAATAACAACGAATTATACCATGTTAAAATAGAGGACTGATAAAAGCTTGTACGGCGGCATACTCGTCAATAAATAATGACGAGAAATGATAAAAGACCCCAACAATTTATTACCGAATTACGACAATCTATCAATTCGGGCCTATCAGAAGATTCACGTTGACGAAACGACGGATACACCGGGTTCATATCCTATATTGGGGTATAATACGGAAATGGCAAACATTACGTTTAAAAGCGGAGAGGAGACATCTTTTCATTATCCTTTGTCCGGATTGAACAGTGACTTCTTCCAACTTCCATTAGTGTCCTCTACGTTGATAACTGACGGTGCAGTTGCTGGTATAGCACCATATAAAGCGGACCGAGTATTTAAGCTTAATCGTGGTTATAAATTTGAATCTAAGTGGGGCGAAACCATTCCTAAGTGGATGGAGAACGGAGCCTGGTTGTGTGCGTGGTTATCTGGAGAGCCGGATAAGTTAGACGGAAAGTGTGAGTGGGTTGACCGTTGGTATAACCCGGATGGAATACAGAAAGACGACGCATATCGTACTTCCGCCGGTGAGTTTGTATATGACCGTTCTTCGGAGTTAACATTTGACCCGGGGTGTTATTACAAATATTATCACATTGGTAATTTGGACGTAAGTGGTTTTGTTGAAGATATGGAATTGGATAACGTTCTTGCTTATCATTTTAATGACTGGTTAGCCATGAAGGATGATACATCATACATATTCAATAATTTCATAAATGAAGATTTTCGCAAAAATTGGGTAAACCGAAGCGATTATCCAGAAGATTACGCGATTACGTTTAATGGTGAAAATCAGAATATTTGTGTAACCAATGACCCGACGAAGACCATAACCGATGGTGACTTTTCTATAATGACCTGGGTTAAGTGCGATGACTGGGTTAATAGTTGTGTTGGTGGTATAGTTGATAATGGTTTTCGTGGTGGTTGGACTATAGGCGCAGTGAACAATGCGGTAACTAATTTTGTGGTATTTCCATCTAAGTCATCTTCAGCAAATTCGACCGATAAGTTTTACAATGGAAATCTTATTTTGATGAATGCGGCTGGTACTACAGTCGAGGTGGTTGAACTGGGTGAAAATTATAGCATAGTAGCTAGTTTTGTGGATATAGATTCTTATATTTGGTTGGTAGCCTATGATAACACAGATTCTACGACCAGGACATTTCCACATTTAATACAGTTAGATTGTGATGGTAACGTTGTAAGAAATGATATGATAACCGGGACATCGGTGCCAGATGATAAATGGTATGATTCTGAGGTTTTTAGTACAAAAAATGACAATATAATATATTTTGCGGTTTATAAAACGACGGAGAATGGATATAGCGTATACGATGTTTACAAAACCAAACGTTATGGTGATAGAGAAATCATCAAGTTAGAATGTGACGAATCTACAAATAATGAGAGCACAGAAACTATAAATGATTTTAATACGAATGACAGCGGTTTTATAAGAGTTGAGAGCGTAGATGTGCGCATTCGTAAAAACCGTGCGTATGCTGGTGTACCCAACGAAAGTAATCCATACGGCGAGATTCGACTGTTATCAGATGATATACGAGATAGAGGATTAGGTGTTGAACTAAACGATATAATTCAGGTTGAATGTGATTATGCTGGTGATATTTTGGTTTTAACTACGAAATCATTATGTAAGTTTCATTATGACCCGGTTGTGAGACGTTTTGTTAAGTTGTTCGATATTTCGAGGCCAAACATTTCTTTTGCATCATTTGGCTTGTGTAATGGGGCCGTATATGGTTACAATACTACAGTAATTTTCATTCTAAACGATTTCGATAATGTAGTGTATTTGTACAACGCATTCACGGGTGAAGAAATGGACGAATTTCTAATAGCCAGAAACCGAATACATCCTCTTTTCACCACGTATTCATCTTATGATTGGTGGCGTCGATTTGGTATTAAAAATTGTATCTACGCTCGGGTTTGTATGAATGACGGTAAAAAGAGTGCGTTTGCTAGTCAAAATAGGTATACGCTCATATATTCCCTGTCAGACGATGCAAAGATTAACTACGGATGGCACCACGTGGCGTTAGTCAAAAAAGATTTCACATTGAGGCTTTATGTGGATTGTCAATTGGTAGAGACACAGACAATAGAATTACATGACACATCCGTTGCATATTCATATAGGTCGCAAATCGTTTTAGGTTCGTTTGCTGGACGAAAAACAGCTTTGAACGATGAAATGGTTTTTCAAAATGGATATTCAGCGATAGCTATAGATGACGTTCGTATCTATCATCGCGCACTTCAGGCAGACGATGTTTATTATATATATATCTCTAAATTTAAATTCAATGATTTAAAGTGGAATATAAAAGCTGAAAACAAGTACTACGTAGAGGAGATGAAACGATTCTTCAGGTTTAAGATGCCGGGTTCAAAAACGGCTCATTATAGAATTGTCATAGGAAACTACGGAACGGCGAAAGATAAAGAAGAAGTAAGAACCGTAATTGAGGAAGGAATACGTACAGCTCTTTCTAAAATTACCCCTGCGATTGCAGAAAATGTAGATATAGTGTGGGCTTAAACATGGATAATACGGCATATTTTACATCGGCATTGGAAGTCTCGACTTTAAACGAGGCTTTACATCTTAATAAATTGGAATATGATATGGTTCGGTGTTATGTGGTTGATGCGTATACCGACCCTATAGCATTCGAATTTACAAGCGCAGTCACCGGGGTTGATGGTTTCGCATATCACTATAACATACCTAATGATGTACGTTTATTATCGGGTGGTTATGAAATTCCGGAATCACTAGGTAATGATAGATTCTTTTTAGGTTTATATGTTAGACCTGAGGCAAAACTTACTATTGATACTCCTACACACGGGCGTTATATCTATAATGCATGGGATATTGGACTTCATAATATGTTATATCCTCGCGGCTTAAACAATCATGATTTCGGGGCATCCGGAGATATTATTGGCGATGGCGAGTCTTTGGTTATTAGGTTTGGTCTATCTGGTGATGATGGTTGGTATGGGACATCAGCTGATGGTTGGGATGTAAAGTGGAAAAATTTAAGGTTATGCGGCGATGCTGATACAGAAAATCCTGCCACTGGAATTCAGGTAGTGCCTATAATTAGACCATTTAACAATGAAGCCGGTGGCGATACGAGATTTTTTGCTTTTGGTTGTCCGTCTGGTGGTGAGTATGAACCTTTTATTGATAGTTTCTTCTCTGTAAAAAACGACGTTTGGTTGAATGGGTCAGCAGCAGATGACCCAAGTGGTATATCTGTAACGTTTATGAATGCAGATTCGATATCTGGTTCCAACACCACTATAAACCTTACGTTTATTCGTGGCGGAGAGAATGGTGGCGCGTATTCGTTTAGTACGACAGCAACGGTTGATGTAGACGATTTGGTTTGTAGTGATTTCATATATCTTCCTTCGTCGCTTGAGTATAAAAACGTGTTTGTAATCGAAGCACCGAATGGGTATCGAACTTTAAGTCCCACAACATTACTATGCCACACAGACGCATTAAGTGGTGATACCGAATATGAACAAAGTATTTTAGAAATTATAAATCAATTATCAGCCAATGGTGGAACGTCAAGTTTTACGTATGAAATTGGCGGACGTTTTGCCAGCGAAAAAAACAATATTGGCGAAACAGAACCATTATATCGTGATATTGTTGACAAAGAGTTGTATTATATAATTCCATCCGAGCCAGGAAAATTTAATAATCAAATTGAATTGTCTGCCGTTAGCGCTACGATATGGCCGGTTATTGGTCTTGGTTCTCAGATAAGTGCATACGAAAGTTCAGATGATTGGGATAATGGCTTATTGGAAGGAAATGGTTATCCAATAAAAATTCCATTTTCCGATTCAAGTATTAATAATAAAGTAGGAACGAAGAAGTATTGCATGACATTGACATCGGCCGATGCTCCGGTTGATGGTGGTGTAATGGATTTAAATACAGCATTTAGGTTTGGTGTTTTTGTAATACCGTCTGATGAAGTACTAGAACTTAGCTCGATGTATATTGGTGAAACGTGGGACACTATAACGGTGGATAGAGTCTCTGCCCCGTGGGGTGATGTTGTATTAGAGACGGTTGATGATGGGGAGTATGCAGACGTTTTGGTGCCGGGTGTGGGTGGTATTGTAGCTGTCGAACCATTTATATTTTGCGGAAGAACATTAGAAGATGTAACCGGCACATCCGCCGTTGTGGTAAATTCTAAGAGTGATAGTATATATTCTGAATTAACTGGTAATTTTATAGGATTATTTGGCGGCACGGTATGTTTTAGCGACATGGGTGACAATGCCTTGGTTCAAAATACAGTTTTTGTAAATCTATCCGCTAAGAAGTTAGACGCTCGCGTTCCGGACGAAATTTTACAGACATATCTAGACCAAGACGTTTCGCGCAGCCGTAGTACACGAGAAATAAATCCATTATCGGTAAGGTTGACCAATATTCAATGCTGCAAATATGATACGGATAGCGTCGACTGGATTGATGCCGGGTCTATGCGAGCCGACATGGAAGACTATTACGGAGATGAGCCACCATGCAAACATGGTATGACACTTCAAAGTATATTAAAAGTCCCGATATTTCCGAGCGGCGCAGAATCAATAACCATGGAAGAATATAACAACATGGTGGAGAATGACGAACTTAAATATACCCGTATTGAATTAAATTCGATTCCTACTTATGTGGCTGTTAGTAATTTAACGTATCGCGGCGGAGGCATAAGTACGGAAAACGTAACCGCGTATGATTCTGACACGGGTTCTGTTATATATCCAGACTCTATTAACGACGACCAAGTTATATTTTTTATTCCACGTGGTTCGTATACTAATTTATTTTTCGCACCAACCATATCTATGGCCGATGTTATTGCCAACGTTGAATATGATGATGGTATTGGCAATAGTTTAATTATGGAGCGACCCTTAAAATATATTGTATATGACGAAACTCGTTTCAGTTTGAACATAAATCCAGAGTACACACATATAGACACAAAAGGTGAAATAATTCGTGCCACAGTAACGGTTGATATTTCCTGTGATGGAGTTAATCTGGCGCAAAACGGAATAAAAACCGAAGATAGTCAGTTGGATATTCAGTGGGATGTATTTTTCGGTTCTGACCCAGATGGTGACCGAGTCTTAGATGCCGACGGATTAACAATCGGGACAATGGACGTAGATGTTTACGGAAATCCGATTGGTTCTATTGAGGTGTGTGGAAACGGTGGATGGGGGCACCGGTCAGCAAGAATATCATTTAATAATACAGTTAATAATATATCCGGAAAAACACTTGTGATTCGAGCATCTTTGGTTATGCCAGACCGTTCGAATTGGAGTACAACAGGCAAGTATATGACTAACATTAATTGTTATGCGTATGCAAATGTCCAGCCGTTTGAACGACCCGGATATGATTTTCGTCTTTGGTTACCTGATTATGTCTCGGTTATTCCGGATGTAGATGGAAATGGAATTTATGATTATTATAGGCCGTTACCAGATAATAGTAATCAATTGATATATGGGATGCGGAAACGAAACGACGGAGAAGTCCGAAAGTGGTATGACAAATGCGCAATTATATACAATGGTCGAAGTGTTTATAACGGCCCAGGCGGTGATAGTGACGTAGATTTGATAAATTCTCAACGTTACATTATACAGACGCTCGACGCCTATAGAGAGAAAACCTATACATTCCAGCAATATGAAGATATGGATGGAGTAGATATAATATCAGAAAACGGAGATTATAGGTATGTCTTAATAACACCAAACGGAAGTCGTTACGAACGTGACTTTACTCTACGTTTCGTACCATCTGCGGCGTATAACGAACTAGATAAATTTGTTGCCAGCCCAGAGTACTACTACGTAAATCAAGAAAATAAATGGCATAAAGTTACCGAAAATTCAGATTGGCTTGATAGTTTATCTGCATCTCCCAGCGCATACGTTACTGATGTACCGATGAATTATCTATTCAGGGCAACTGGCACGAATGAAACGAAATCAAATTTCTATTATCATTATGCTGGTATGAACTCGATTGATGGTATACCGGGGTATGAACAGATATATCCTAATACATCGGTGGTTGATGATACTGTTGTTTATACTGGTACGATAACAGATGTGAATTTTGTTGGTCAGATAGATGTGTATTGGCAAAAGAATTATTCACCGGATGGCGATACCGAAGATTCGGTAAGTTTAGTGGGTCTTCCTTTGTACAGATGGAAATTTGTCACCGCAAACAACGTAGATGTTCCGACGGAAATACCAACATTAAATCTTGGTTGCTCCGCTATGATTCACCCGCCCACTGCTATAAATCCATTTGATATGTTGTATTACAACAGCGATGTTTCGATATATACCGGAGGTGAAAGGTATCCAATAAATGACACTGATACCATTCCAAACATAAAGCTCGACCAGCCAGTTGTTGCATTTTCGGCTGAAATGAATATTGACGAATCCGAATCTTTTGCTCCGATTGTAGTCGATGTAGATAGAACAACAGTAAGGTGGTTAATGACCGCATATACGAACGATGGGTTAAATACGTTATTGTGGGGACCGGCTAACGACACAAGAAATCCATCTTTGTTCAACTTGACGAGTGATTATTCGACAGAATTGCTATATCATGTAGCAATAGGCACCAGCACCAGCATAAATCTTAATGTATACCCATCATACGCCATTGGTGTTAAAAGCAGTATACTAGACGGTGATGAACCAGATGACCATTTCGATTCGTATATAGCAAGCTTAACCAAGGCTTCACAGGACGAACAAATAGAAATACACGGACAGTTCAACGTAAGAACAATTGAAGATATTTCTTTCTATACAGAAACGCCAATCATCAAGAAAAACGACCCGTTGGTAATAATTGACGGAAATGATGATGAATACTCACCTACATCTTGGCCATATACAAAATACACATTTGCAATCGGTGACTTCTGGAGCGACACATGGGTTAAAAAAGATGATACACCGTTCACCTCAATTGCCGTTCCGTCTGGTGTATTAAGCGCGGTTGGAGCTTATTCGCTATCGGTTACAGCTTGCCAAAACACAGAATGTACAGGTACGGTGTTAGTCAAAGATATACCAAACTTTGTCAATGTTACACTCGCCGGAAATGTATATGATGATGATATGTTCCGTGAGTTTTCGGATGTTGAGCTAGTATTTCCGTATAGCGAAAACAAGCTTTGGATGCCACCGAATGAGTGGTTGACCGCGACAAACTTTAATCTGATGATAGACCGACTGCAAACAGATTTTAATTATCTGATTAAGAATTCTATGTATTATAATAAGAGTCCAATGTCTATAATTGGCAAGGTTGGTGATTATAGGTTTCTTGGTATGAGAAGATTTGGTACGAATCGTGATATATCAAGTAATCCAATGATTACAACTGGTAATACAATAGAAAATGCTAGGGACATTTTTGTCGATTATAATGACCGTCTAATGTACATTGCTAATGGTTCAAATGTAACTATAATTGATATGTATAGTGAAAGCCACGCGAAAAAAGCTGATATATTAGTTGGTTCTGTTGGTATTGAATATGACAAGGTTGATGCGGTAGTAGTTACATCACACGGTGATATCTTAGCCCTTATAGGTGACTCAAACCGGGTTCTTGGGTTTGGTGCTTACAATGGAGCTGATAATGACGCCAAGTGTCAATATCTATTTGAGTTTGGCGACCTAGGTGGTCGGTCTGCTCGTGGTAAATTCAACGCGCCGACAGACATGGCAATTGATTCGGATGATGTGGTGTATATACTTGATGCTGGTAATAGATGTATCAAGAAAATGACGTACACCGGTTCGTGGATTGCCACAATTGTAATACCAGATGAGTTATTTGGTGATACCGATACGGCAAAGAGCATATGTGTCAATAGTTATGGAATTTTTGTATTGGTTGGAGAGGTCATTGTAAGGTTTAACCAATCTGGTGAAGTCGTGGATGTTTGGCCGTTGGTAGACACGAAATTAACTTCACTTAAGATTCGTTCCATGGCGGACCTGGGTTATATGTACGTGGTATATGATACAGTGGTCGTGAAATATTCACATACCGGAGGTCGTTCTAGCCGCATACACATGGACCAAGGTGGTTTTAGGTCCGCTGCATACTCCAGCAATGGTTCGTTAATGTTATTGCATGATACATACGCCGATTGTTGCGTCGATGGTTTGGTAAAGCATTCTATAACGAGCGACAACTATATAAACAAGGGGTTGTTGTGGTCGTTGGAGGATATATATGTCAAACCGAATGAGAATATACAGGACATGGTGGTTAATACGTCTTTACAAAGATTCTATGATAATGTCAGAATATTCACAAATTCGATTATGCAACACCTTCGGTACGAAGAGAACGACCGTGGCGAACCGATGTTCAGTGTATATGATTTCGATGTAGAGGATATACGAAACGCAACCGCTGACATCAAAGACCAAATCTTTGTCGGAATAAACGAACTGGTAACATCTGATGTTATTAATCGTTGCGTATCAAAGATTTATGACTATATGAATAAAACATTGAATATGATGAGTTAATAAATAAAAGTGAGGTTATCATGAAAAACTTATTGCGAATATTTTTATATGTAATGCTTTGTTTTTCGCAGATTTATGTATTTGGTGCTGGTGCCAATATAACGTGGGATGAGAATGGAATATACTTTACTACACCATCTAACGCCGAAAACACAATAATAATAAACGATAAATCGTTTGGTGAAACCGCAGTTGATGCAATCGATGATTTACGTCGGTGGCCAGTTTTTTTATTACCTGTTCCCGCTGGTTATTATGACGTCGAATTAAAAGCTTCTACGAATGATTTTCAAAGCTTAGTATATTACACATCAACGACGGGAGCCACAACAA